CTAAAGAAAAAGCAGGCGAAGCCAAGGATCAAGAATCATAATACTCGCCTTACTTACCTGCATAAAACTCGCTTTTTAATTTCTAGGCTCATGAAAAAACTGTCCGCTGGACTTAACTCGCTTTTCAATTTCTAGGCTTGTGAAAAAACTGTCCGCTGGACTGTTTATAATAAAAAACAAACCCTTTGAAATCAATGTTTCAGAGGGTTTGTTTTATCTCCTTTTAACAAAAAGGGGCAGAATAGGGGCAAATTTTAAAAGAGATTTAATGCATTTAAACGGTTAGATAAGTCTAATGTCATCTGCATGGTGACGTGGCTATAAATTTCAAGCGTTGTTTTTGAATCAGAATGTCCAACGCGTTCCATGATTGCTGGTAACGGAATTCCTAATTCAGCTAATAACGAAATGTGGGAATGTCGGAAAATATGTGTTGTAATATTTTTTTCAAGACCAGCTTTTTGACCATATTCTTTTAATACTGTTATTATCCTAGAAGTACTAAGCACTTTACCTTTAGAGTTAAAAAATAGATAGTCAGTTCCTAATCCATCTTTGATATTTTCTAAAATTTGTTCTTGAATTAATGTGAGAGCAATTTTTGGAACATCAAAAATTCTATCTGATTTTTTAGTTTTAGGTGTAGTTCGTTTGTTAGTTTTGAAGTCATAAGTATATTGAACGTGTATTTTAGAATTCTCAAAATTAATATCAGTTCTAGGGTCTAAACCAGCTAACTCACCATATCGCATGCCTGTCATAAAAAGTATTACAGCTATACGATAATATTTTTTAGCATATTTATTATGTTTAATATCTTTTGAAATTTCTTGAATAAGGATTTTGACTTCAGATTTATCAAGAAATTTAGTTTTTTTCTTTTGTACTTTTTCAGGAGTAAGAACTTCTTTAGGTATTTCAACGAACGACATTTCATTGCTATCAATATAATTCATCCGTACAGCATATTTAAATGTTTGGTTAAGACGTCCTTTAATTTTTTTAACATAGTTATGGGAATAACCATTTGCAAGTAAATCATCAAATATTTTTTGCAGATATCTGCGATCGATTTTGCTAATTAAATAATCGTTTGGAATAGCTTCATGAATCCTAACGTTAATGTGACGAGATGAAATAACTGTTGTTTCTTTAACTCCCATTCTCCATGACTGCATATATTCAGAAAAAACTGTTCCAAAAGTTACTATATCACGTTCAGGCTTCGCATTTAATAGTTCATTGATTTTTAATTGTAAAGCTACAGCGGCTTTCTTACGTCCTTGCGGCGTATCTTTTTCGATTTGTTCATAGGCACGTTTCATTTTGCCTGTATATGGGTCTTTATAACGTTCGACATAACGTAATTTACCGTTTCTTTGTTTCTCTGGCCACATTTGCTTTATACCTCATTTCTGTGTTAAAATGGGTATAGTAAAGAGACCTACTGCATGCAGGTTTTTACTATACATTCTATTCAATATCTGTACTCAATTTTTGGCGAAGGAGAGTGCAGATATTTTTTATTAATTTGATTTTGTGCTATAATAATTAAAAATAACATTTAAGGGGTGAATGACATGGTAAAAGTTCGTAAAATTCCAGTAGTAGTCGAAGCAGAACAAGTAGATACTGCCCAATATATTGAAACATTAGAAGGTACCATGAAAGCTTCTGCAGGTGATTGGATTATTACTGGAGTAAATGGGGAACGTTACCCTGTTAAACCAGATATTTTTAAGAAGACATATGAAATATTAAATTAATACTCTAAGAATGGCTTCTTTAGAAAAATCAAATGCCCAATCTACATTTTTTCTATACAATGCCCAAGGTGTGTCGTAGCGTCTATCAATTTTGACTGCTACGATTTTTTTATTTAGTTGGTAAGCTGTTTCTATTTCCCAATTTACCCAGTCAGAATCGCTTGTGTTACGCCCAACTAAGCAAAGAACAACATCTGATTTTTGAATTCTATCTTTGATGACTGACTTAATATACGTTGCGTTAACAGAATTGATAGAAGTTCCAACGGAAGTGTCGTGGAAACTTATTTCAGGGAAAAAACGATCGTTTTCTGACCAAGCGACTAATAAATTTTTATGTCGACTCCCCTCATCATCAGCACGATAACTTACAAATACTTTGTTTTTCATTTTGATTCCTTTCTTTTAGATGTATCAGTCTGAAGATTAGCCCAATTTACATTTTCACTAGATATAATCGTTTCACAGCGTTCAACAAGTAAAGCAAATTTATCCTCTTCATTTTTATATACACCTGTTTGTGTTTGATACATATATTTTTCATGCCTTAATGTTTCAGCTGTTGTACGGTACTGCGTCCAATTTGATTGGTGGCTAGATAAAGAAATTAGAGATTCACAGGCTAATATAATGCTGGAACAAACAACAGATATAATTTTAAAATAGGCTATATTAAATGCAGAAGTAATAGGTACAATAGCACCAGCTAGGATTTCGATTCTTTTATACCACTTATACCATTTTTGATGTTTTTGGCTTTTAGTATCATACCAATTAATTTGGTCATCTAATCTTTCTGAAATATATTTAGCTTCATCCATGTGTTCTCCTAAAAAACTTAATAATAATTTTATTCTTTCTTATTCTCCTCAACCCATTTTTCAATTTTTTCAATTTGTTCATCAGTCAATGGATTCTTATCGATATGTTCAAGAAGTTCTCGAACAAGTCCCCTAAAATTATTATTCATAAATCTTTATTTCCTTCTAACTGTTTAGCTTAAAAAGAACATTTGTACGTTATTAGCTTCAGCTTGTGTGAGTTTTGTTTTCATTGTTTTATTTTTTATTAGCCCAAGGA